CAACAGAAGTTGCTAGATTTACTGGTAATACATTTCAATTAAATGGCGGCGGTGTTATTAAATCTGATGGTACTGTAGATACAATTGTTCTTTCTGGATCTAATGGAGTCGACACTGGTGGTAACATTACTTTACATGGTAATAATCATTCTAATGCCAGCCAAATATTCTTTAAAAATGGTTCAAGCAATGTGATGACTATTGCTGGCGGCAAAGTTGGTATTGGAGTTACGGATCCAACAGAAAAACTAACAATGACTGTTGGTAACGGAGGCGGAATACTCCAATCAACATATTACAGTGGCACAGCTACATCAGGTCAAAAGCTAGGTGTAATAGGGTTCAAAGGATATTCCCAAGGTAATACAGTTGCTGCTGCAGATGCTAAAATTGAAGCTGTTGCTGCCGGTAATCACAGCGGATCAAGTGCTCCGGCTAATTTAGATTTTTATACTAAACCAGAATCGATAGGTCCAGGAAGTGCCGCTGTTTTAAGACATAGAATTCATCAAGAAGGACATCAAACTATCTTCAAAGGCACAAACAATTGGTCTGTGCAAAGACACAGTCAAAGTAGTGGTTGCTACGTGTGTCATAGGTTATATGGAGCGGGTTCTAGCACAACCACATATAATCTACTAAGATATAGAAGACACTATTGGGGAAGTGGTAGTGTAAAATTTACAGTGTCGCAAACATACTATAGTAGTACCTCAGAAGGCGAATACTGGCTAACAGGACATGGCAGAAGTGATGGTACTTACAATCCTAGTTATAATATATCGTATGTAGATGTATACAATGGACCTGGTAGTAGTAGATTGTCTACCAACATGCCAGGTGGTTCTCCAGGCAACAGCGATGCTGAAATAGTTGATGTTTCAATTAGTATACCAGCTTACTATTATTATATGGTAAGAGTAGAAGTATCACACAGTGAATATTATACAACAACAAGTGTAATGGGATCGCATAATTCGTTTGCGTTATTTACTTAGAGGAAAAAAATGATAGAAGAATTTGAATATAGTCCAACTTGGTTACATCATCCTATAGTAATAGATGGTGTAGAATACTCTTATGATCCAAGTGCTGAAGTTCCATTAATGCCAGATCATGAAGATTTTGGCAGAACTGTACAGCAAATTGTTGGTGATGATATAATTACAGATGCTATGATTATAGAACATAGAGAACTAGATACATGGGAACAGATTAGACAGCATAGAAACAAATTACTTATAGCAAGTGACTGGACACAAGGCGCAGATGTTCCTGACAATATCAAAGACCCCTGGGCAACTTATAGAACTGCACTTAGAGATATTACTACAGTATCAGCTACAGCAGACGTTGTATGGCCAACACCTCCAAGTTAAACATAAATATGTGTAACACATTTACACAAGGAAATCACCCGTGCCATATATAGGACAAGGATTAACAGAAGGCAGACGTAGAGTAGAAACGTTTATTGCTACTGCTAGTCAAACTACATTTAATATAATTTATGATGCAGGATATGTTGATGTTTATCAAAATGGTATTTTGTTAGCTGAAGCAGATTATACTGCGACTAACGGATCGCAAGTAGTTCTTGCAGTAGGTGCGGCATTAAACGATGAAATTACAATTATTGCACATCAATTGTTCAGTGTTACTGATACAGTGAGTGCAGTACAAGGCGGTACGTTTACAGGCGCTATTACGGCTAGTGGTGGTGTAGTAGGTAACGTAACTGGAACTGTAAGCAATATTAGCAATCATCTATTAGATGAAGATAATATGGCATCAAATGATGCTACAAAAGTCCCTAGTCAACAAAGTGTAAAAGCATACGTTGATACTGAAGTCTCAGGACTAGTAGACAGTGCGCCTAGTACATTAGACACATTAAACGAATTAGCTGCAGCACTAGGTGATGATGCTAATTTTAGTACAACTATTACAAACAGTATTGCTACTAAACTGCCACTAGCAGGTGGTACACTTACTGGTAACTTAACAATGGAAAACACAGACGCAGGTAGTGCCGCTGGTCCTGAGTTTGTATTATTTAGAAACAGTGCAAGTGCTGCAGATGCTGATTACTTGGGTCAAATTAAATTTGATGGTAAAAATGATGCAGGACAATCTATAGTATACGCAAAAATTACTGGTAAAATTTTAGATGCCGCTGATGGTACTGAAGACGGTATTATAGAAATCGCTCATAAAAAAGCTGGCAGTAATAACATCAGTGCTAGATTTAGAAGTGATAGTCTGCAACTAATTAATGGTACAAATTTAACAGTAGCAGGTACAACTGAATTAACTGGTGACTTGACTGTAGATACTAATACCTTACATGTTGATACATCTAATAACAGAGTTGGTATTGGTACAGCTAGCCCATCACGTAAATTGACTGTATTAGGGGTAAACAACACAACTAACTTTGAAGTGACAGATGCTGCTGGTGGTAATACTTTTAATATTTACAATAATACTACAAGTAGTGCTGTCGCTATTGGAACGTCCAGTGGTTTAATGTCCTTTGGCTTCAATGGAATAGATAAAGTACATTTTAAAAGTAATGGTAATGTTGGTATTGGTACGAATTCACCTAGTGATAAGCTAACAATTCAGTCATCTACAGGACAACTAAGACTACAAGGAACAACAAACACTAATAAAAATATATCTATATTATATAACGAGTCTGGAGATTACGGTCAAATTAACGTTGATGAATCTGGAGTAAATCAAAAAGATTTATGGGTTACTGGATTAAATCTAAAATTTGGACGTAGCACAAGCAGTGAGTCTATGCGTATTAAAGATGACGGTAGGTTGTTAATTGGCACAGATACAAGTAGTGTGTATTATAATTCGACTTCACAATATGCTGGTGATGTTGTCGTTGATATGAACATCGCAAATAATGTCACTGATCTTGTACTTATAAATTCAAACAACTCGTTCGGTTCGACTGTAGACTTTGCTACTAATAATAGTGCTGGAAATCCTGTAAGACATGGTTTAATGGGAGCTATTCCAGACTCTACTACAGCAGGGAGTGAGAGCGGCCATCTTATATTTTCTACTAAAAACACAACAGATAATAATATTGTTGAACGTCTACGCATTGATAATAACGGTAATGTGCTTGCTAACACTACTGATGTTGATTTAGGATTTACAAATGGTGATACTGGAGTTGTACTTAGAAACGATGGTGTAATACAGGTAGCAAGAGATGAAACTAGTGTTAATAATAGTGTCCTTTATGTAAACAAATTGAATGGTGAGGGAAAACTTATAGCTTTATATAAAAGTGGGATACAGGCTGGTAATATTGGTATTATTGCAACAAATAATATTTTTATGTCTTCTGTTGATGATGTAGGTATAGGTGTAGGAGACGATAACTTATATCCAACAAATGGAGTCGGCAACTCAACAAATGGTATCCTAGATATTGGTGATAATAATGCTAAATTTAGAAATGGGTATTTTAATGGAACAGTTAATAGTTGGACAGGTGTTTATGCAAAAACCGGAACTTCAATAAATCTTGAAAATGCAGCTGGATCAGGAAATTCAAGTATTAAAAATGCAGGTGCTGGATCAAATATTGATTTAACCATTACAACAGGCTCAACAGATAGAATGCGTGTTAATAATGATGGAACTATTAACACGTTTAGCAATGTGTTAGGTGGTTATCATTATTATACAAACAATTCAATCATTGATACCGATTATCTTGCTAATAGTGGGTATGTGTTTGAAATTGCTGGTAAGGTTAATCCAAACAGCGGAGGCTCTACATACGTAGACCCATTTTTTGGACATATCTATATTGGTCATGGCTGGAATGGGGCTGCGCTGACTGCTTATATATATTATGTAGCTTTACAACCAGCGGCAAGAGACGTATTCCCGTCGGGATCAGGAGCCAGTGGAGATGCACTTGAAGTTTGTTTTGTTTCAAGCGGTACAGAATTTACAACTATTCCAGTATCTGGTGGGTCTTCTTATAACATAAGAGTTAAAGCACTCAATTTCAATTCTACATATGGTTCAAATTTTGAACTGCATATTACAAGGAAAGCATAATGGCATACAATCATAGAAACTATAGTGTACCTTTAATCCCAAGATCAGAAACAAGTGGAGTTAAAAGCAGTACAACATTCCCTCAGTTTCACGTCTACTCAAGTGGGAACCAAACTATTACAGCAACTGACGCTAAATTAAGTTTTAATACATTTGTATATGATTCGGGTGATTTATGGAGTACAAGCAATAATAGGTTTACTGCACCTGTAAGAGGGATTTATTCTTTTGGATGGATTGTAACTTGTCAAATTCAACAAAGCCAGCTTTATAACGCAGTGTACCCAAGGTTGAATGGAGCTGGTACAAGGTATAGATCAAGAATACAGTCTTATGGAATGACTGGAGGCGGATGGGCTTCGTTCGGCGGAGGCGGTATAATGGATATCTCAGAGGGTGATTATGTTGAGCTTTGGGGATATTGTTTTGGCAGTGGAAACACTATAACATGCCAAGCAGGTGAAACATCATTCTGGGGACATCTACATGGCCCGCATACTTAATTAGGAGAATAGAAATGGCTACGTATAATGTAGAAACAACAGATTTAGAAGATAAGCTATTACGTCTTGTTATGACTGATATACAAGGGTGGGCAGATAATTTTTTAAGTGTTAGAGCAAACGACTCTTTGAGCAATGTAAAGAAAATTGCAATTAACAAATATCTTGAAGAAGAAATTCAAATGCCTACTACCAATGAAGCATTAGTAGATGATATGCTTTCGAGGGGTTGGATTTCGTATGCAACAAATGATCCAGTAGAATAATAAGAATAAGATTAGCTCTGTAGGATTACAGTATAAATATGTGTAACAACTAGGACACACATATGAGTAACGCACGTAAATTAGGAAACATGACAACACATGGGTTAGACGGAGACTTTAATGTTGATCCGACTGACAATACACTAGTAGTAGACAGTACAAATAATCGTGTAGGAATTGGTAGTGCAACACCCACAACAACACTGGACATAACAGGGACAGCAACAGCTACAGCTTTCAGCGGACCATTAACAGGTAATGTTACTGGAACTACAAGTAGTATTAGTAATCATGATACAGATGCACTTAGTGAAGGCAGTACAAATCTTTACTACACAAATGCGAGAGCAGATGCAAGAGCTCAGTTGAAAATAGATGCGCTAGTAGACAGCGCACCTAATACACTAGATACATTAAACGAACTAGCAGCGGCATTGGGAGATGACGCTAATTTTAGTACAACAATTACTAATAGTATTGCTACTAAGCTGCCTCTTGCAGGAGGAACAGTCACAGGTGAACTTAATGTAGATGCACAACTAAAAGCTAACCAACTAAGATTAAGTAAGAACGGTGATTCTACTAGCATTGGTGCTACAATCGGTTTAAGTAATGCAGGCGGTGATACAAATAGTAATGATATAACTATAACAGCCGCAAGTTCAACTAATAGTATTGTATTAAGATCTGCGATAAACATTGATACACAAACTTATCAAAGCGGATCCTGGAATTCACGTTTAAAAATACTACAAAATGGAAACGTTGGTATTGGTACGAGTAGTCCAAGCACAAATCTTCAAGTTGATGGAGATTGGGCTAGTGACTATGGTACAATGTCTATTAGCGGACCTCAAAATGCGTTGACTGGTATTGGTCTTAGAGCAAACAACACATATGTTGGATCAATTATTTGGCGAGATGGTTCAACTGGTACTGGAGGGTCATCGCATCTAGAGATAAACTCATACCTTTCTAATCCCATTGAATTAAAAACTAATAATACTGCTAGAGTAACAATTGATGGATCATCAGGCAATGTTGGTATCGGAACAGATGATCCAGAAAGAGGCTTACATGTTGTAGGTGGAATCCATCTGCCTAATAATAATAAGATATCATGGGATCAGGCCAACGGAAATTTACGGAATGCGATTTATGTTGATTCCGGTGATGACATGATAATCGGAGACACAAACTTTGATGATATTTACTTTTCAACCGGTCAAAAAACTAAAACAGTAGTAATTAAACAAACAACAGGCAATGTTGGTATTGGAACAGATGATCCAGGTAAGCTATTAACACTTTCAAGAGCGACTGAGGCACAGAACGAACAGTTAGAATTTAGAAACGTAGGTGGAATTAGCGACGGAAACTTTGATGGTATAAAGTGGTCTCAAGGGGCTACTGGTTCTACTACACTAGCCGAACAAAGAATTAATTACTACAGTAGTGGTGTTGTGGATATGAGCTTCAATCTTCGCAGCGAAGATAACGTTTTATATTTACAAGCTGGCGGCAACGTTGGTATTGGTACAGCTAGCCCTGCATATAAACTTGATGTGTTTAATAACACTACAGATACTGGATCACAATTAAGAGTTAAAAACTCATACACCGCAGTTGGTGCAGCCGCTATTGTTAATATCGATGGTTATGGAGCAAGTACTCTAAAACTATGGCGTAACGGTATCGAAGAATGGAAATTAGAAAGAATCACTAATAGTGATAATTTGGGACTATACGCTTATGGTGGTGCTGTTAGCGGAGGAGCTGGCGCTGGGTTAATACAATTTTGGGATTACGATACTGGCGGCATCGGCATCGGCACTAATTCTCCGAGCGCCAGACTAGAAATTTATGACAGTCATGGTGGTAATACTGCTGATCACAGTTCGTATGGACATCCAAGTTCTGGCGGCAGTAATGGTGCATTATATATTAATAAACCCAATAGTAGAATTGACTGGGAGTCTGGACTAGTATTTTGTGGGGAAGGAACAACATGGAGTGCTAGATTTACAGGCAGAGATGGACTTACTACTAACAGTGATACTGATGGCGAAATATTAGGTGTACATCCAGTAGAAGGAAGCGCCACAGCCTCCTGGACTGACACTGCTGGTGCTGACGATGTTGCCTCTGCTTATTTCCGTGTTATGGGCAATGGTAAAACATTTGCTGATAAACTATATGCAGAAGATGCATTTATAGCTCCTAGCCATGCTACAGATGCTGCGGCAAATAGTGCAGGCGGAAATGTAGCTGGATCAATATATTATAATACAGCATCTAATGTTCACAGATCATACAATGGAACACAGTGGACTAGTGTAGGATCAGCGCCGATTACCGAATCTGTATTTGATGCATTCAGAGATGGATCAGCACTATGTCTACTCAAAGGTAATAATTCTAATGTAGATACAGGCGGTAATCATACTGGTAGCTTACAAGGTGGAGCAACATATACTACTACTACTAAATTTGGATCACATGCTTTTGATCTTGTTGGCGCTGGGGTTTATCTTGATATTCCAACACTTCCGATGATCGAAACCGTAAGTTTTTGGTTTTACTGTGTTAGCGGTAATCCTGGGTATATTGTAGACTTTAGACATGATAATCCTAACAATGGTAGAAGCTATCTTTATACTCACGCCGGCGCAAGCGGCGGCACTGGTCAACATGTAGATATGGGAGATGACACCACTACTACAAATAGAACAGGTGTGATATATATCAACGGAGCACAGTATACTAGTGGACAATATAATTTTCTTGTTGGTAATTGGTATCATATTGTTATTGTGAGAAATTCAACAGATACTCACAGAACTTGGGATCAAGGTATAAGATTTGGAAATAGGTCAGATGGCACTACCCATGGTGACGCTGGTCATTTTGATCAAATACGAGTATTCAACAGCAGAATCAGTGCATCTCAAGCATTTGACTTGTACAACGAAACAGGATAAAACGAACATGATTGTAAGAAATGTAGATGGTATAGTAAAAATAATTTTTAATGTACATGATGAGAACGAATTTATGAGATTAAATTCTACTGGTGGATTTATGCAAGTAGATACTCTCCCTTATTGTCGTTACAGTAATTATAAAATGGATGGAGATGAGATTGTTGTTGACACTGATAAAGAGGAAGAAGAAGCTAATCTTCAATATAGGTATGATCGACAATATCCAGATATAAAAGAACAACTTGATATGTTATGGCATGCTGTGGATACTGGATTATTTGGAGAAGATGCTAAAACCAGTGATTTTTATACTGTGATCAAATCTGTAAAAGATACTACACCTAAACCAGAATAAAAAGTTATAAATATGTGTAACACATTTACGCAAGGATATCTTTATGGCATACATTGGTAGTAGACCAGATAATGTAATCAGCAGAAACGCTCAAAACGAATATAACTACACTGCTACAGGCGGACAAACTACCTTCACAGGTGCTGACTCTAATAATAATACACTAAGTTATACACCTGGTAACATTGAAGTATATTTCAATGGTGCTAGATTAGAAGAAAGTGACTTTACAGCCACTAACGGTACTAGCATTGTACTAGCAAATGCTGCAGTTGTCAATGACGAATTAAGCATAGTTGCAGTAAATGTATTTGAAGTTGCAGATGTTGTTCCTGCTAGCACAGGAGGCACATTCCAAGGTGGTATTGCAGTGCAAGGCGGAGTTAACGTAGCAGGTCATATACTTCCAGACACTAACATTACTTATGATTTAGGTAGCACTACACAGAGATTTAGAGATTTATATCTAAGTGGTAACAGTATAGAATTAGGTACTAGAACTATCAGTCAAGATAATATTCCTGATGTTAATTTAAGTATTGCTCCTGAAGTACTAACAATTGATGTTGCTGCACCTGCCGCTGGACAAGACACACAGTGGTTGTGGAATTGGCTTACAAGTAGTTTACCTTACGCTAGACGAGAGATTACTAACTCAAACGAATTAAATGTACCTCTGTACAAGCAAGGTACATATACTGTAAACAATTTTGCTAAAACACAGTACGGGTCAATGACTCAAGCACATACAATGTATTTCAAATGGATCGAAGGAGCAGGTACACAAAACAATATCAGTTGGGTCACAGATCAGGGAACATTTACAGACAGTCATCCGGACATAAACGGAGGATCGAATACTACAGTACAACGTTTAAGCATCAGTGTACCTAGTACAATTACACCTCCTACATTAACTGCTCCTAGTGTAACTTACACAGTTACAAACAGCGGATCAGGATCGTACACCTTTAGTGGACCACGTGATGGAAACAATCCAAACATTGGTCCACTTCGTCGGGGCGGCACATATACATTTACTATTAGTGCAACAGGTCATCCTTTTTATCTAACAACTGACAATGGCACTAACTTTAGTGCAGGTAATTATTTCGGCGAATATACTAGTGGAGTTACTGGATCAAGAACAGACAGCGGAACACTTACTTTTGTAGTACCAGCTAATGCACCAGATACACTGTATTATCAATGCGGCAATCATAGTAGTATGAGAGGTGCTATTACAGTTAAAGACCTTGCTGTGGAAACAAACATCAACGGCAACTATGTAGTATACGCACAGCATACACAAGAAGGACACAAAACATCAGTTGAACTAAGACCTATTCCAAGTCTTGTTAATCAGATGTGTTTGGTATATGATTCTAGTGTTAATAAATTTGTTCCTCAAGATTTGGCAACATATGTTGAAAACACACCTTCATTTGAAAACAAGATCAGAGAAGTAGCAGGTACAGCAGAACTTGTTGTAGAAGATGGTAGTGCAGTTGTTGCTAAAGTTAATGTGTATGCAGATAGTACTTACTTGCCACTTACAGACAATAATGCAGGTGATCAAGCATTCGCAACAGATACAGATAAATTGTATATTTGGGACGGCAGTGCATGGCAGTTAGCTGGTGCAGCCAATACAGGTGAATTACCTGAAGGAACAAATTTATATTACACAGATGCACGAGTAGCAAGTTATTTAAGTAGTAATGATTTTGATACAGCAACTAATATTGTTGCAAGTATTACTGATAGCGCACCAGGTACATTAGATACATTAAATGAGTTAGCAGCGGCACTAGGAGATGACCCTAATTTTGCTACAACAGTTACAAATAGCATAGCAACTAAGTTGCCACTTGCTGGTGGTACGTTAACCGGTCATGTCAATGGTACTACATTCGGCACTAACTTATCAACTCCAGCATCTATAGGAGGCACACCTGCTGATTTAAATTCTGCAGAAGTAGGTCCTGGATATATAAACTTGGCACGAGATGATACTGCAGCTGCAGCACAAATTCGATTTGCTAAAAATGGATCAATACATTCATACCTAGAAACAAGAACTAATGGATTAGGGTTCATTACTAATGTTGGTGATTTTGGTTTTGAAGGTGGCAACGTTGGTATTGGGTTTGATGCTCCGACTGCTCGACTTGATGTGCGACGTGGTGATGCAGACGGCAAGATTGCAGAGTTCCATCAAAATACAGGGTATGGAATTGACATAGGATCAAGTCAATCAGTTGCTTATATTTCAAGTGGCTACAATCAAAGACTAGATTTTAAAACAGATCCCACTAGTGGTCAAACAGAGAGGATGTCTATATTAGCAAACGGCAACGTTGGTATTGGTGAAACAAATCCAACTGATCCACTAGTTGTTAAAAGTTCAGGAACTATGGGCGGTGCAGCAAACACTGCTAATTCATACTTTACCATTACTGACGGAACTTATAGTCTATTTCATGATCCAAATGAGATTGTTTCAGATCAAGC